CAGAGGGGTGGGGATGAGTGGGAAGTCATTGAATTCCCTGCAATTATGCCTTCGGGCAACCCCATGTGGCCGGAGTTTTGGGGCGCAGAAGAACTGGCAGCACTGCAACAAGAACTGCCTAACAGCAAGTGGATGGCGCAGTACCAGCAGAACCCTACCTCAGAAACCTCCGCAATCGTTAAGCGGGAGTGGTGGAAGACCTGGGAAGAGGAGGAACCCCCGCCGTGTAATTATATTTTGATGTCGTGGGATACGGCGTTTGAGAAGAACAACAGGGCTGACTATTCCGCCTGTACGACATGGGGGGTATTCTACCACGACGACGATGCGGGGAATTCGCAGGCAAACATTATCTTATTGAATGCGTTTAGGGAGCGGATGGAGTTCCCGAAGCTTAAGAAAATAGCGATAGAGCAGTATGATGAGTGGCAACCTGATTCGTTGCTTGTAGAGAAGAAAGCATCAGGGGCACCGTTGATATACGAGATGCGGGCTATAGGTATACCGGTGCAGGAGTATACGCCGACACGGGGCAATGACAAGATAACTCGGCTTAATTCGGTGTCTGATTTGTTTGCTTCTGGTATGGTGTGGGTTCCCAATAGACATTGGGCGGACGAGGTTATGGAAGAGATAGCCAGTTTTCCAGCCGGGGAGCACGATGACTACGTGGATTCTACCTCTATGGCTTTAATGCGGTTCCGTAAGGGCGGCTTCATACGCCTACCATCCGACCAAGAAGATGAGATTCAGTACTTCAAACAACGCAGAGGCGGGTACTACTAATGGCAATTGAGCGCAGTTTAAACGGCATGCCCCAAGGGGAAGGAACTCTAGGTAATCTGGGAGAAGTAGGGATTGAGGATGTCCTAGAGATAGAGATTGAAGCCCCTGAAATAAGTATGCTGGACGATGGCAGCGTAGAGATCATGCTTGTCTCCGAGACTGATGACATCGACAGTGCACCGTTTGATGCCAACTTAGCGGAGTACATGGATGACGGTCAGCTTACTGAGTTATCTACAGAATTGGTTGCTGAAGTGGAAGCAGATACCCAGAGTCGTAGGGAGTGGGCGGATACTTTTGTCAAAGGCATGCAGGTACTGGGCTTTAATTACGAGAATCGTACTGAGCCTTGGGAAAATGCCTGTGGTGTATACAGCACGGTACTAGCTGAAGCGGCTATTCGTTTTCAAGCGGAAGCGATGAGTGAGACTTTCCCTGCTGCTGGTCCCGTAAAAACTCAAATACTAGGGGAAATAACCCAAGATAAAGAAGACGCAGCTCTGCGCGTTAAGACAGACATGAATTACGAGCTGACGGACGTGATGTCAGAGTACCGCCCTGAACATGAGCGTATGCTCTACAGCTTAGGATTAGCCGGTTCAGCGTTTAAAAAGGTATATTTTGATCCCAACCTAGACCGTCAAGTTGCTTTATACGTCCCTGCGGAAGACATGGTAGTGCCTTATGGCGCGTCTAACTTGGAAACCGCAGAGCGAGTTACGCATATAATGCGTAAAACCAAGAACGAAATGGTCAAACTGCAAGATGCAGGGTTCTATAGGAACGTAGAACTAGGTGATCCGGTTACCTTTACTACTGATATTGAAGAACAAAAGGCCAAAGAGAGTGGTTTTTCCGTAAATGAGGACAACCGCTACACTTTATATGAAGTTCACGCTGACTTAATCCTTGATGAAATAGACCAACCAGAGCGAGAACGCCCCCGTGGTATGGGATTAGCTCGTGGAGAGGATCGAAAAGAGGGAGAAGCCCTGCAAATAGCCCTCCCTTACGTAGTAACACTAGAACAAGGCACTGGCACAGTCCTTGCAGTACGCAGAAACTGGAACCCTGATGATCCGTTGAAGCTAAAGCGTCAACATTTTGTCCATTATGTGTACGTTCCGGGGTTTGGCTTCTATGGTCTTGGTTTAATTCACATTATTGGGGGCTATGCACGCGCAGGAACCTCCATAATCCGTCAATTAGTTGACGCTGGTACCCTTTCTAACCTACCCGGTGGTCTAAAATCACGTGGATTGCGGGTAAAAGGGGACGATACCCCCATTGGACCGGGTGAATTCCGTGATGTTGACGTGCCTAGTGGGTCAATACGCGAGAATATCCTACCATTACCCTATAAAGAGCCAAGTCAGACGTTATTGGCTTTATTGGACAAGATTACTGAAGAAGGCCGTAGATTAGGCGCTATATCAGACATGAACATCTCCGACATGAGTGCAAACGCACCTGTCGGTACTACATTAGCTCTCCTTGAGCGTACTTTAAAGCCAATGGCAGCGGTGCAATCCCGTGTTCACTACGCCATGAAGCAGGAATTTAAACTCCTGCGGGCAATTATGTCTGAGTACGCACCAGTAGAGTATGAGTACATGCCTGACCGTGGGGAGCAACGTGCTCGTCAAGCTGACTATGCCACGGTGGAAGTAATTCCTGTCAGTGATCCTAATAGCAGCACGATGGCACAGAGAGTTGTGCAATATCAGACTGTTATGCAAATGGCACAGGCTGCCCCACAAATCTATGACCTACCACAGCTGCATCGTCAGATGATCGAGGTCTTGGGAATCAAGAATGCGGATAAGTTAGTACCAACCGACGATGACATGAGGCCAGAAGACCCAGTAAGTGAGAACATGGATGCACTGGTGGGTAAACCTATTAAGGCATTCATATATCAGAATCACGAAGCCCATATAACTACTCACCAAGCCTTTATGGAAGACCCACAGATGGCTGCAACGATAGGGCAAAACCCAGCAGCTCAGCAGATCATGGGGTCACTGCAAGCTCACATTGCAGAGCACACGGCGTTCTTGTATAGACAGCAGATGGAGATGCGGTTGGGTGCACCACTGCCTCCTCCTAACGAAGAACTACCAGAAAATATGGAAGTGCTGTTGTCCCAAACTATGGCTCAAGCCGCTATTAAACTTACTCAACAGAAACAAGCACAAGCTGCACAACAGCAAGCACAACAGCAAGCTGAAGACCCTGTGTTCCAAATGCAGCAACGAGAACTCGCACTTAAGGAACAAGAGGCACAGCGTAAAGCCGCTAAGGATGCCGCAGATACGGCGCTTGACCAAGAGCGTTTAGGTCTGGATAAAGAGAAAGCTCAAACCACAGCTGTGCTAGAAGCTAGCCGCATAGCTTCGCAGAATGAGCAGGCAGAGGCTAAGAATGATTTGGCTGAAACAAAAGCGATTATGGATATGACTAAAGATAAAGCAGAGGAAGAACGGTTAAGAGCAGAGGCACATCGAGATGCGTCGGAAGCTTACCGCGATGACCGAGAGGACAGATAATGGCTAAAACCGTCTTTGACGTGCTTAAAGAAAAACTTACAGAGCAGAAACGCTCTAGCGAAGAATTTATACAATCCGGTGCAGCTAAAGACTTTGCCGAGTATAGAGAAGTGTGTGGTGTCCTTCGGGGTCTGGACACCGCATTACGAGAAATCAATGACCTCTCGCGTAACTACATGGAAGATGAAGATGACTAAGATGACGGCTTTGGAAAAGAAGCGGCAAGAAAAAATAGAAGAGGTAGAAGTGTCACAGGAAGAGATGGAAGCATTCATCCCTAAACCTGTAGGGTACAGGGTGCTTGTAGCCCTCCCTAATGTAGAAGAAACGTTTTCAAATGGTATTTTGAAAGCAGCTAAAACCCTCCATGAAGAGTACGTCCTGTCTACGATAGGGGTGGTACTAGATATGGGGGAGCAGGCGTATACAGATAAAGACCGATTCCCTACTGGGCCGTGGTGTAAAGCCGGGGACTTTGTAATGTTTCGAGCTAATACAGGTACACGTTTTAAGGTTGGCGCTCAGGAGTATCGTCTGATGAATGATGATTCTATTGAAGCCATTGTTAATGATCCGAGTGGAATCACTCGTGCGTGAGGAATAAATTATGCCAATGCAACAAGTAGAGTTTGAATTTCCTGATCCTGATAAGAAGGATGGTAAGGAAGTAGAAGTGGACATAGCCGACGAAGCTGAGTTTGAGCTAGAAGTAGAAGGGGCTGTTGGGCGTGAGGAGGTAGGGAAACCCAAAAAGGAAGTTAGGGAGGAGATAGAAGTTGAGGTGGTGGACGACACTCCTGAAAAAGACAGGGGCAAGACCCCCTCTGACTTTAAAGAAGTCGATGAGGATGAACTAGACAGTTACTCCAAGACAGTAAAAAAACGCATTGGGCAGCTTAATAAAGCTATACACGACGAACGTCGAGCTAAAGAGACAGCAGAACGCGCAAGAGAAGAAGCTATTGCTTATGCAGGGCAGCTCGTAGCAGACAATAAAAAGCTTAAAGGAAACGTTGATTCTAGCCACAACTCACTTATTCAATCTGCTAAAAAGCAGGTTGAAGGTGAGATGATAATGGCTAAGAAACAGTATAAAGAGGCTTACGATAGTGGAGAAACAGACTCTATTGTTGATGCACAACAAGTACTTAATGCTGCACAGATACGCATGGATAAAGTGGATCGCCTCCAACCTCGCGTGCGTGGTGAAGTGAAGGGAACTTTACAACGCCCGCAAAATGCTGTTCAATCACCAGTACAACAAACGCAAG